CCCTTACCCCCCTTTCCCTCTTCCCCATAAAAACGTACTACTTACCTAGTACATACGGGGAATTGAGTTAGTGAGTTGCCAACCTGAACAGGCACCTTTAAGCCTGCTTTTGTCCGGGTACCTTTAAACCCGCAACAATCAGGAACGCGGTGGCGTTCCGGCCAGGGGAGGTTCGGCGGTATACCCCTGTAAAGCCCTGCCGTGATTTCTCACAAACAGGCGAAGCCGCATATTGGCTTCATGCCTTGCCCGGTTCTCCTTGCGGTATGAAACGGGCTCGGCTTCGAACGATTCCTGATACACAGTCGAGTAGCGTTCAATAGCTTTCTGTCGTGCGGATGGTGCTAGGGTTATTAGTTGCTTTTGAATCCACTCTGCGTCTGCCTGACTGTATGTTTGCGGCATAACAGTTCTGTTATCAGCCATGATTGTGCCGAAGCAGCTCTGGCCAAATTTTCTGCCAGTTATTTGGTTTGAGTGATTTACGAGAAACCTCTCCTCCGCTGTGGATCTCAATTTGAGCGCAGATTTCAGGACCGATAGGTTTACCGGTACTCATTACCTTTCTGAGGTAGTTGAGCGTAGTCCCACAATTGAGCGCGAATTGCTTCTTCTCTTCAGGCGTTAAGTTCGCCATGTACGTCTTCAGAGCTTCCATAATTGACCTCTGTTTAAATTCTCAGTTGATATTACCCGCAGGTATCAACATAATCAATACCCATAGGTTATTTACCAACGGGTAACAAAGGATAAAATGAACGCTATGGATAAATACGAAAAACGTCGTTTACGACTCATCCAATTGAGGGATGATTACTGTGATGGGAACGCCTCAAAACTCGCTCGGAAGATTGAGCGAGAGCCTTCCTACGTTCTAAGAATGCTTTGGCCAGAAGGCAAGGCAGGTAGAAAGCGCATCGCCGACAATATGATCGAAGTTATCGAAAAATCGTTCGGCTTACCTCGAGGATGGATGGACGGCATTACCCAAGAAAAATCGAACGTAGAATTAGTACAACAACCAAATCCAGGGAAGAGTTATCCAGTGATCAGTTGGGTTAGTGCAGGGGCTTGGGCAGAGGCAATAGAACCTTATACCTTGGATGATGTTGAAGAGTGGTGTGAATCTGATGCTCATGTTGAGGGTGAAGGTTTTTGGCTACGGATCAAAGGCGACTCTATGACTTCCCCTGTAGGAATGAGTATCCCGGAAGGGATGATGGTGCTCTTCGATACGGGACGTGAAGCTAAACATGGAAGCCTAGTGCTAGCAAAGCTAATTGATGCCAACGAAGCCACCTTCAAAAAGCTGGTTATTGATGGTGGAGATCATTTCCTGAAACCATTGAACCCTTCCTATCCGATAATTCCTATAAACGGGAACTGCAAACTGCTAGGCGTTGCAGTCGAAGCTAGATTAAAAATTATCTGATTAAACCCGCTTAGGCGGGTTTTTTATTACCTTTAAAATCAAAGCCCTAAAAAAAACACAAAAAATTATTACCCACAGGTGTTGACCAATCTTATTACCCATAGGTATGCTTCACTCATCGGCAAACAACGGAGCCAATAAGATGAGCGTAACTGCAAACCACAAGCCAGTCAGCCAAGAATTTGATATTCACACCAAGCTCAAAGAAGCCAATTCTCATTGGTCATATCTTTACGCTGCGCAGCCACATGAGAGTGAATTTAACTACCAATTTAACACAACGTTTATTGGTGAGATGGAATTCGCTGTTTACGAACGCATCGATAAATATTTCGTCCTGGTTGATTTTTTTAAGTCATACGATGAAGCATGTGATGCTGCTAAAAAAATCATTGATGACCATCCTGACATTAAAAAAATGTTCTCTGCCATTTAACTAACTAATTAACCATCTAATCATAAATAACACCTTTTTGGGTGGGTACAAACTCACCCTGAGGAAATAAAAATGCAAAATGCTATCGCAATTAACAAACCAATTAAAACGCCTCAAATGCTGTTCGGTTCAGACAACATTAATGACTTTGGCAACCGCGTGCAGAGCTGCGTGATGGAAGGTGACTCAATGCAGCCCACCATCGAACCATGTGAGGTTGTGGCTTTCGTTGATTGCGGTGGCCGAGCGCTAACCCCTGGCATTTATGTTTATACGATGGATGTATTTGGCCGTCCGTGCCTTTTTATTAAGAGGGTTGAGCCATTAGTTTGTGGTTCATTGAAAATTATTTCGGACAACCATCATTACGAAACCTTCACCCTCAATACCGATGAGCTGAAAGATATAAAAATTCACGGTCGGGTAGTCGCTTCTTTAGCTGTGAGGCGTTTCGTATGACTTTCATTAAGGATAAAACGGCATACAGATCAGCATGCCTCTATGCGTCCTGCGGTTACGAGGTAATCGCTATTCTTTATCTTAAGAAAGCTTATGGGTACTAACTATGAATATTATCGATACCTATCGACGCCGAATTTCTAACGCGGCATTAGCGCGACTCCAGCGTAAGACTGGTGGAAACCTGCTGATTATAAAACTTCCAGATAACAAAATTGAAACCGTAGAAGTAAATGAGCATTTCATCAATCAGTTGTTATTACGGTTTGAAGGATTAACTCGAGGATGGATTAACAGATATGAGGGTGACTCCACTATCAAAAACGCATATCAAAATGCCATAGAAATGAATAAACACACCGAATACCTGACGGATTCAGGGAAATTAATTATCGACGAACTTCTGAATGAGGTTGTTGATTACGTGAAAAAGAAGCATGTAAGCGGAGGAATTAATTGATGGCAGAAAATAACGATAACATCAAGCAGCTTGTCGCCAGGCTGAAAGAAATCCAGCAGCAATCCAACGTCACGATTCCAGCCTGGATGCTTGATGAAAACCGCTATGGCAAAGGAGCTCTTACTTTAGACGAGCAGCATGAGTGGGCAGAAACCGTCTGTCAGTCAATGCGCAGCACTGTCGCCCTTACCTACCTGATTGAATGTGAAAAACGCTGGGGCCTCCGTGACGGTGAGTATCAGTTTAAAACCGGTGAGTTTGTTTTTGGCTTAACGCGGGAGCTTATCGAGAACCTGCTAATTGAACACGTAGAAGGCGCACTGCTCGAGCAAAAACCACAGGAGCGATATCTGGCTGTCTTCCAGTTCTACTCCGCCAACGATCAGCGCCTGAAAGAAGACGGTCATTCGTGGTTTGCAGAGTTTCTAGACGACATGTTGGTGGATCTCGCCGAGCGGTTAAGAGCTGGCGAAAATCTGCCAGTGAAACCAGTTTTGCATTAAGGAGAAGCGAAGATGGCAATGAAAACTGAATTGGCGCCAGTAGCGGCTCGTGACTTACAGATTATCGAGTATCGAGGACAGCGCGTCGTAACCACGGAGCAGCTGGCCGCCGGGTATGGTACAGACGTGAACAATATCACGGTCAACTATCACCGAAACCAAGGCCGCTTCACTGAGGGTAAGCATTACTTTGACGTCCAGGGTAAAGAACTTCGCGAAATGAAGAACTGGGTATCTTTAAGTAATGCAGTTGGTAAGCGAGCCCGTAACCTGCGTCTTTGGACAGAGCGCGGCGCAGCCAACCACGCGAAGATGCTGGAAACCGATCAGGCATGGGGCTACCACGAAGACCTGGTGGAGTTCTACTTTACGAAGCGTGATGCAATCCCTTCGCCGACGACACAGCTCGCTATCAGCCGTAAGGAATTGGCGTTGATGGTTATCGAGGCTGAGGAACGAGCCGAAGCCGCTGCACTGGAAAATAAAACCCTCAGCGCCACCGTGGAAAGCCTGGAGAAGCACTTCACCAAAGGCATGACCATCCCGGCGTTCTGCAAGGGGCTGAACGGCGTCAACGTAAGCAAAATGTCATGGTGGGCTTTTCAGCGGAACTGGCTTTACAACGACCAGCGCGATCCAGAGAAAGATCCACGTTGGCGCGTTGCTTCCTACGCCCGCGATAAGTATCTGACTGAAGAAATTACCAACATCACTCCGCACGGTAAGGATGTATTTAAAAAATACACGCCAGTACTGAAAGAAGCGGGCTGCCATCGCATTTACCAACTTTACATGAAGGGCGAGCTGCCGATGAAAAAGACCTGGAACGGCGAATACAGCCACGACAAAGCCATTTATACACCGGAGAGCAAATAATGTTTATTTATACCGATCTGCTCCGTGCAGCTTTGTGCTGCGTTGCCAACCAGGAGGACAGCCGAAAAATCCTGAGAGGTGTGCATATCACGCCAACTCACATTCAGGCAACGAACGGAGTCGCGGCTGTTTCAATGAAGCATGATTCCAGGCCCGAAATGGAAGGCGTGTTCATCCTGCACGGCGACATCCCAGCCAGCGCAGAAGGAACCGTATTCCAGCAAATTGGTAGCCAGTGGATCGCCTCTCACATGGACGACTACGAGCGACCAGTTGGGCATAACGAGCTCGAACTGGTTGAAGGTAAGTTTCCAGACCTGGGCAAGTTGTTACCGACAGAGGAAGAACCCTGTTCAGAGTTCCCCATTTTTGCCGCTGAATTGCTGGCTTTGCCTTATCGCATGTTTGGCAATGAATTCACATCAATGCCCGTTAATTTCAAACTCTTTGGCCCTGAAAAACCATGCCAGGTGCTGTTTAACGTAGCTGTTAACACTTTTTACGGCGATCCAGTGTTGGTAATCATGCCGATGAAATCAACGGTGTTCGAACTGCACAGTAAGGCGATGGAAGGATGAAAAAGATGTATGTGTGCTCCCTGTGGGCACTGTTCTTCTCAATTCTGTTTGGTATTGGCGCCGCAGCTGGTGCAATAGGTTTTATCGGTGCAATGAAAATGTTGGCAGGAGTTCTGTGATGAAAATTGACTTCAACGACTACGGGGCGGTTGCATCGGTAACGATCACCAGCACTATTTTCGAGTTTCGCAAACATAACCGGGTGGTTGACACCACTCTGTTTCTGGTGCCGGGAGTGGTCAGCGAACGGCACGGAGCATTCTTCATGAAGACATTTATTTCAGGGAAAACCCGCGATGCACTGCGGGCTTATAAAACCGTACAGCGTGAGGTGAAACGATGAGCAAAGGCCAGCAACCAGCCTATCCATGCCCGCGCATCGATACTCCCCGTGGCATGACTTACCGCCAGCACCTCGTTGTGCAGATAGCGCCGGTAATGCTCACGAATTTTTTTAGCAATGATGCCTGGCAGGATTACGACGACCTAGCCAGAACTCTGGTGATGGCTGTAGATGCCATCATCGAAGCTGAGCGGGAGACGGCGAAATGAGCAAAATCACTAACCCTGTCGTGCTTATCCATAAGCGCGAAAACAGTGACACCTACGCTGTCGCGATCACCAATGGCAGCCAGGACTATCACGACGCCGTTCTGATGGCGACGATGGAACCGGATATGGCCGGTGATGATGTAGATACCTGGAGCAAAACCGGTTACTACATGGCGGCGGAGATTCAGCGCTTACGCCAGCAGTTGATCGCCCCTTTAAGTATTGGGGAGTTAATTCAGCGTCTTGAATCGCAGACTAGCGACCACTGGGAGAGAGTGGTTTGCGATGTCACTTCTGGTAAACCGTTGACCATCACCCTGCCAGATATCACGTCAAAGGCGTTCTGGAGCGGTACCGGGAAAAGCGAGGTATTCCATCCGGAAAGCTATAAGCGCTGGGTAAAAGAAGCTATAGAACGAGCCTGTGTTATCGCAGGGATCGGTGTGGAGGTGAAGTGATGCAAAAATCATTTATCAATACAGACAATCTGAACTCTGTAAATGACTGCCTCCAGCAACTGGTAATCGCTGAAGAAACACAACTGAGCATTGAAGACCAGTTGTCCAACTCAAACAGTAGTAGTGAATGGAGTGCGTGGCGCAAAAAGGCAGAGAATGCCTTACGGGTTGTAAAAGCGAAGCGTCGCATCATCACAGCCCGTCTTGCTGTTCTCCGCCAGATTGAAAAAGAAAACAACATGCAACTCCACCAGCGACACAACGATTACCTGGTTGCTGAGTTGAAAAAGATTGTTACGCCGTCGTCGTTTGAGCGTTGCGTTCGTCGGGTTGATGAAAAATTGGAGGGATCAATTGAATAAGGCATTTGAAATCTGGGTGCGTCAGCGGTACGGAAACCGCTACGACCTCTCGAGGGATCAGGAAGGGTTCTACTGCCTGGAAGTGGTTAAACGAATGTTCGAAACGTGGTGCCACTGCCGTGGCCTTGACGTGATGTGAGGCGGGTATATGAGCAATGTTATTCAGTTAGCTCCTAACGATTGGGTTTGTGAAAGTGTTCTGATCGCGGTGACCGGGCTCAAGCCCGGTACCATCCTCCGGGCCAGAAAAGAGTGCTGGATGGTTGGCCGGGAATATATCCACGTTTCACCAGATGGTAACCCGAAGCCATCAAGTGAATGCATGTATAACCGTAAAGCGGTCGATGCCTGGGTGGCTTCAATGAAAAACAAACAGCCAGGGTGATTTGATGCCATGAAAAAGGTAAGCTCATATCGCTCTTGGGCGTCTGGAGGTATCAATGGATAAAGTCACATATCCAACAGGCGTCGAAAACCACGGTGGCACTTTACGCATCTGGTTTAATTTTAAAGGTAAGCGTGTCAGGGAAAGCCTCGGTGTCCCTGACACCGCTAAGAACAGAAAGATAGCCGGGGAACTGCGGACATCAGTATGTTTTGCCATCCGCACAGGAACATTTGATTATGCAGCACAGTTTCCTGACTCCCCTAATCTCAAGGCTTTTGGTGTAAGTAAAAAAGACATTACAGTGAAAGAACTTGAAGAAAAATGGCTGGATCTGAAACGGATGGAAATCTGCGCGAATGCATTCAATCGCTATGAGTCTGTCGCAAGGAATATGGTGCCAAGGATCGGAGGTAATCGCCTGGCGTCAGCAGTAACCAAAGAGGAATTGCTGTATCTCAGGAAAGATTTGCTAACTGGTTACCAGAATCCGACGAAAAACAAATCCCCGACAAAAGGGCGAAGCGTTGTTACTGTGAACTATTACATGACGACAATGGCCGGAATGTTTCAGTTTGCTGCGGATCACGGTTACTTAGAGGTGAACCCATTCGAGGGAATTAAGCCTCTGAAAAAAGCCAGGGCAGAACCAGATCCTCTTTCTCGTGATGAATTTATTCGCCTGATAGATGCATGCCGGCATCAGCAGACGAAAAACCTGTGGTCATTAGCAGTGTACACAGGAATGCGTCACGGGGAACTAGTCTCCCTAGCCTGGGAAGATATCGACCTGAAGGCGGGAACAATTACCGTCAGGCGTAATTATACGAAACTTGGTGAGTTCACTCTACCGAAAACCGAGGCAAGCACAGATCGAGTGGTGCATCTTATCCAGCCCGCAATCAGTATCCTGAAAAATCAGGCTGAAATGACAAGGCTGGGCAGGCAACATCACATTGAAGTTCAGTTACGTGAGTATGGCCGTTCGGTGAGCCATGAGTGCACATTCGTCTTTAACCCGCATGTGGTCAGACGCAGTAAGCAGGTCGGATTTATCTACCGGGTCGATTCAGTAGGCGACTCCTGGGAAGCGGCACTAAAGCGCGCGGGGATCAGACACAGAAAGGCGTACCAGTCACGACATACCTATGCGTGCTGGTCATTATCTGCTGGTGCAAACCCGAGTTTTATTGCCAGTCAGATGGGGCATGCGAGCGCGCAGATGGTGTTCAATGTTTACGGTGCATGGATGGCTGACAGCAGCGCAGAGCAGATCGCAATGCTGAATCAGAAGCTGGCAGATTTTGCCCCATTGATGCCCCATAGCCACGAGAACAGTACGAGAGGATTATTAAAATCAGTAAGTTAACCCATAACGCCCGTCATGTTAACTG